CCAGAGACTAAACGTAGCTCTTGGAGAAATCTCTGAATCACTTGGAACTCTTCTGGTTCCCCTAGTTGAAGCTTTTGCGGTTGCAATTGTAGATATACTTCCAAAGGTTCAAAACTTCTTTAGCGTGCTAAATCAAGCGCTTAATAGCCCAGCGGTTCAAAAAGCTTTTGAATCACTCAATAAATCTTTTGGAAGCCTTGGCGCATCCCTTGGTAAGTTGTTTGGCATTACGGCCGGCCCAGAAGCTTCAGGCTTTGTGGGTTTCTTCGTTGTTGTATCCGGTCTCCTTGAGGGCATTGTAAAGACCGTAGATCTAATGGTTCAAGGTTTTAAGAACGCATTCCCGGTCTTCAGAATCTTTTCCGACTTGGTAAACACAATCTCTACAGGTCTAGTTTCAATCTCGGGCTATACTCCACCGGCAACTCCAACCTTGACAAGCATCCCTAGCTTTACTGGAGCACCTGGTCAAAACGCAGGCTCAAAGAATGTCACAATCAACATTAATAAGGGCAACGTGACAGCCAAAGAAATTGCCAACGCTGTAAACAAGGGAGCAAAGACCACAGGAGCCCCATCAATTACTTCAGCTGCGCTTAGGCGTCTTGGGGCACAATGATCCCAAATTTCAGTATCGAAACAAATCTTCTAGTCGAGTTTTTACTACCCGACGAGGATGGCAATAGCTTTATCCTAGGCATCAGCCTTTTGGGTGGAGACGATGTTCTCGGTGGCTTTGATGAGTTTACAATCAACCTTTCGCTAATCGGTGGCAACGATGTTCTAGCTCCAAGCTCGGGCCTGAAGTGGCAAGATGTGGGTTGCGAGACTTCACAGGTTGGGCTAAGCCTTGGAGGAAGTATTGCCGACGCAATCTACTTCCAGCCGGAACCAGGCACGGCTACTCTAACTCTTCAAAGCTTTGACTTGGATCCAACTGTAAACAAAAACATTAGAGCAAATACAAAAATTCGAGTTAGGCTTGATTCTGAGGAATTAGATCGCGTTTTGTTTGTCGGATACATTGACACCATCGACGTGACTTACTTCCCTCAAGGCCCGAACCTTATTCGCATTCGGGCTTTTGACATCTACAAATCAATTGTAAATCTGCGTATTGATGAATGGGATACTACTGGCTTGCCAGGCGGAACTTACGCAACCGTCGATGAGGTTTTTGAGCTCCTGGCGATTAAGACTGGCACAGTCCTTGACGCTCAATCTCTTCCAGTCGAAGGCAAAATACCAGCCGTCAGCGAGACCAACATTCTCGTTCCAGACATTATCAACGATGCAATCTCCGTAGGACTAGCTGTTGTTTGGGTTGATCAAGACACAGAGCAACTTACTGTTATTCCTCGACCACAAGAAGAAGAGGGAACTGCAACGACCTACGTTATTGGCAACGACCATTCACTTAGCCCTTATCACCTATGCCTATCGGAGATTGTGGTCAGCTCGGATGCCGACGCTGTTTACAACTCTCTAAAGGTATCTTTGACTTCCGATCCTGAAACCTTTGTCATCATCAGAGATCAGGACTCTATCGATCTCTACGGAGAATCAGCCATTGACGTGGCAATCAATACAACCGATTCGACGGAACTAAACCGTTGGGCAACTGCCGTTTACGAGCAAGCGCCTACCAAGCTAGTTAGTCAAGTCAGCACTCCGGCCAAGGACAGGCTTGGAAACCTAACCGAAGCAGCGGTGTTTACACCGGGAACTCTGGTTGGGGTCAGTTATACTAAGGATCAGCTCAATATTGTGGGATACTACACTATCATCAAGGTAAACCACGACATCGATGTAGACAACTGGTTCACAACTCTCGAACTATGGAAAGCAGCATAAATGGCATTCAAAGTCTTCTCTAACGGAAGCACATTACCAGCTTCAGATCTAAACGATTACCTAATGAGGCAGTCGGTTATGGTCTTCTCAAACTCAACAGCTCGCGCTTCAGCTATTACTTCTCCTAATGAGGGAATGCTTACCTGGCTAGAAGACGTCAATAAATACCAATACTACTCAGGCTCGGCTTGGGTCGATTTAGGCGATCAGCCTGCTGGCTGGTCTGACAAGTCTGCTAACTACTCTGTCGTTGCAGCCGACCTTGGAACGACTATTCGCTCAACTGGATCAGCTATCACAATTACAATCGACAACGTGCTAACTCAGCAGGGCGATCGCATCGACTTTATTCAGGCTGGAGCCGGGCAGATTACATTCGCAGCTGGCACAGGCGTGACTCTATCTTCAGCGGACGCCAAACTAAAGACTGCTAAACAGTTTGCAGCAGCCTCTGTTGTATTCGGTGGCTCTGGCGTTTACTACCTAGTTGGAAACTTAGGGGCATAATGCTTATACCTTTGGGTATTTTAGATTCATCTGGCGGAGCCGTAGTTCTTGATTACTTAGTAATTGCCGGTGGTGCAGGTGGCGGTTCAGGCAACGGCGGTGGTGGTGGAGGTGCTGGTGGTTACAGAACATCAGCCGGAACTTCGGGCGGAAACTCTGCTGCAGAAAATCCTTTTGAGTTTGCTACAGCGACTAACTACACCGTAACAGTCGGTGCTGGTGGAGTTCTTGCAACAAACGGTTCAAACTCAACATTTGCAACTATCACATCAACTGGTGGTGGACGAGGTGGCGACGGTGCTGCAACTAACCAAGCATCAGGTGGTTCCGGTGGAGGAATTGGTCGAGACAACACAGCAGGAGGTAGCGGAGCAGCTGGAACAGCGTCGCAAGGTTTTGCTGGAGGTGGAGTTGCTACCGGTGACAATGGTGGTGGAGGTGGTGGTGGTGCCGGAGGTCTTGGTCAAAACGGAATCTCTGATAACGCTTCTAACAACGGAGGTCGCGGTGGTGCAGGTTTAGCATCGTCAATTACAGGTTCTTCGGTCACTAGAGCCGGCGGTGGAGGTGGAGCTGGTTTCGGTGGTGCAAGCAATTACGGACTTGGTGGAACCGGCGGTGGCGGTAATGGTGAAAGAGGCGCAACCTTTGGTTCAATCTCAGGTGATGGCGCCGTCAATACTGGTTCAGGTGGTGGAGGTGGAGGAACTAACCCTCCTTTCGCTGGCAACGGTCGCTCTGGTGGATCGGGTGTTGTAATCCTAAGTTACCCTTCAGCTTTCACTATTACTATTGGCGCTGGCCTAACTGGATCAACTGCAACAGTTGGTTCTAACAAGGTCACAACACTTACAGCTGGCACAGGAAACGTGAGCTTCGCATAATGGCACACTACGCATTCTTAGACGATAACAATATCGTGACCGAAGTAATTACGGGCATCGATGAAACTGAGCTAATTGAAGGTTTGGATACCGAAACTTGGTATGGCAACTTCAGGGGTCAGGTTTGCAAGAGAACTAGCTATAACGGCAAGATTAGAAAAAACTATGCTGGCATTGGCTACTTCTATGACGAGGCTTTAGATTCTTTTATTGCCCCACAGCCCTATCCGTCTTGGAAGCTAGACAAAAGAAACTCTCAATGGAAAGCACCGGTAGCTTATCCAGCCGACGGCTTTACTTACCTTTGGAACGAAGAGCTAACTACCTGGGAGCTGGCAGACTTCTCAGAAGTTGAAGAGTAATGGCTGACGAAACAACGGGTGTAAAGATTACCCAAAACGCAATCTACGCTAAGCAGCTCGAGCACGGAGAAACTCTAATCAAGATTCTGCAAAAGCTTGATCACTTGGATGACGTCCCGGACAGACTTCGAGAGGTCGAACTCACCTTGGCGCGTTTAGCCTGGATCGAGAAGATTGCTTATACAGGACTAAGCGCAGCTTTAGTTTCAATAATTGGTCTAATAATCAGCATGATAGGAATGTAATGAGCGAGCCAAATAACTTTACAATCGACGCCGGTGCAAGGCTGGTAAAAACTTTTGTCTACGAGAATCCAAATGGCACAGTTGTTAACCTAACCGGATACACGGCAACAGCTCAGGTTAGAAAATCAACCTTTGGCCCATTAATAATCTCTGCGACACCCACAATCAACTCTTCGACTTACGTAATTACTTTGACGCTCACCCCAGAGCAAACTATTCTTCTTCGAGACTCAAACTATGTCTATGCAATTCAGGTTCGTAATGCTTCAACTGGAGACGTAAAGATTGCAGCTCATGGAGCTCTGACCATAAACCAGGCGATTGTAAGATAGTGATCTGGCCCTACAAAAAACCATTACCTCCAATTACCTATGACTTTGGCTGGAGGATACATCCAATTTTGGGCTACAAGAAGCACCATAATGGCACAGACTACGCTTCGGCAATTGGTCGAAAGTTATTCGCTGTAGCTGATGGCAAGGTCACTTATGCTGGCCCCAGCACTCTAAAGTTCAAGAACGGCGAACCAGCTGGTGGTGGCTACATCGTAAGGATTCAATTCAAGGATGCTGGCAAGTTTTACACAGCAACTTATATGCATCTTCGCAAGGGGTCTATAACCGTCATCAAAGGCCAGAAGGTTAGCCAGGGAGACTTGGTTGCAGAGTCCGGTAACACTGGAGAATCGACTGGCCCTCACCTACACTTTGAGATTCAGTCAGGGCGCTTCTATGTATGGAATGCAAACGGCAAAGGCTATATAAATCCAGTTCCATTTATCAAAGCAAGATTGGAGAAATAATGAAACCTCAAACTTGGGCACATTTACGCAAAGCTCTCTGGAGCTACCTTCGAGCTGCATTGGCAGCTGTTGGAGCTTTAGTTCTAGCCGGCATAGAAGATCCTGGAACAATTACTGCTTCAGCTCTTATCGCTGGAATCCTTGGCCCATTGGTAAGATCACTAGATCCTAACGATGACGCGTTTGGAATTGGAGCTTCGATTGCAGAAGCTTATGAAACAGCAAAAGAAGACGAGCCTCAGCCATAATGTCACACCCGGTCAATAGGATCGGGCCATGGAGATTACACAGAAAATAGAAGCTTTAGGCTTCGGCAGGTATTTAGGCACTTTTGAGCCTAACTCTAAAGAATGGCACGCTGCACGTGAAGGCATTGGCGGCAGCGACATTGGCGCACTCATGGGCAAATCACCATGGAAATCTGCTTATCAGCTTTGGGCCGAAAAGACCGGCAAGCTAAGCGATGAGATTGAACCATCTATGCCGATGAAACTAGGCACAGCTTTTGAAGCTCCTATTCGCGAACTATTCCGAGAGCAAAACGAAGGCTGGCTAAAGGTCTATGAGACCGGAACCTGGCAGAGCGTTGCTAACCCAATTCTAAAAGCCAATCCCGACGGCATCATCGAATGGGAAGATGGCAAGCTCGGAGTGCTAGAGATTAAGTTCACCAGGCAGTATTGGGACGAGCTTCCTATGCACTATAACCTTCAAGTTCAACATTACCTTCAAGTTCTAGGTTTAGAGCGCGGTATCGTCGTAGCGGTCGCAGGAGGCGATTGGAAGGAGTTTGAGGTCGTTTGGGATGATTCCCTTCAGAAGGACATGAAAAAGACTGTACGAGCCTTCTACGGCCTTGTGAAATCGAATAAGGCCCCAGAGTATGACGGCAGCACATCCACCTACGAAACCGTTAGGGAGCTTTCCGAGGGCCTACAGGAAGGCGAGATGGAGCTTGGATCACTTTGGTCTAACCTTGTTGCAACTAAGGCCGAAGCCGAATACTGGGCCAACGCGCTTCAGGCACAAAAGTCGGCGGTTCTAGCATTCCTCAACGGAATCAAGTATGGTCTCTACCAGGGCGAAAAGGTAATCTCACTTCAAGCCCGAAACGGCAAACCCTTTATCACATTCAAATAGGAGAAAACACAGATGGCATTTGACTTATCAAACTATGAAACCGTGGCTGATCGTATCCAAAAGTTTTGGAAAACTTGGCCCCAAGGTCGCATCATTACCGAAATCAAACTAATCAACGAAACCGAAGTTGTAGTTCAAGCTTCAATCTTCACTGACAGGGAAGACGTTAGACCAGCGTCAGTAGATTGGGCTCATGAGACTCGAGGCTCCACCCACATCAACCGGGCAAGCTTCTTGGAGAATTGCGCTAGCTCTGCAATCGGTCGCGGACTTGCAACGCTCGGACTAAGCACTTCTAAGAATCGCCCATCAAGGGAAGAGATGATCAAGGCAACTCGGGAATCTAGGAACTACATCGAGGAAGCTTCTGAAGCTGCAGCCAACAAAGATCTAGAAACCCTTAGAACTATTTACAACACAGCGCTAAAGTCACAAGTTGATAACGATGTTCTAGAAGCCATCAAAGGCTTAGCAGATTCCATAAAGGCCAAGTAAAGTGAAAGGGCTGTGACCCACAGAAAAGTCACAGCCCGACGCTTATGGCGTCACCCAACCACGATGGGCATTTACAGTATAGCCCTAGGAAGGCACAGGATGAGTCTAGAAGCCTTATCAGCCGCTCTGCATCACTCACGTAGCACTGGCACAGCTCGGGCCGTCCTGACGGCTCTGGCATGGCATTTAGGGGATGACCCTGAAGAAGGCTGCTATCCATCACAATCTCGCCTGGCATCATTAGCCGGGTGTTCCGTTAGGCAAGTTCAACGCAACCTACAAAAGCTGGTCGAGCTTGGTGAAATTGAGATGTCGCAACATGACGGAATCGGGTATCGGTTCGACAGAATCACAAACCGCTACTGGATCCAGATAGACTGTCCTGAAGGATGCGACGGCACTTTAAGTCACAAACTACGGGGCGTCAAAAAAGGCAAGACGGGACGTCATTTAAGACTCATCGGGGTGACACCCACGACGTCACGGGACGGCGTAGATGTCGCCTTAAAGTTAAATAATAATTAACTTAAACTTAAAAGAACACTAGAAAGGAAAAACACAGAAATGGCAACAGTAATTATCTATGGAAAAGTAGCCGAGGTAGTAAACGAAGGTTATCCAAGACTCAAGGTCTGGGAGAGCTACGACTTCAAAGGCGAACAACGCAATCGACTATGGACAGCCTGGCTAGACAATGGCAGCAACGTTCAAAAGGATGACGAAGTATCCATCGAAGGATCACTAGGCACAAAGGTTGGCACTTACAACAAACCAGGGCAAGAAACCAAGCAGGTAGTTGAACACTCACTCAACAACTGCCTAGTAAAGGTTGTAAAGCACGCAGAGCCTAAGAGCTCAACCCCAATCGAAGACGTAATAAACATCATGGCCCCACCACCAGGAATACCGCAGAATAACCCGTTCTAATGTTCGAGTTGTTTATTGCCGGTGACCCAAGACCGCAGGGATCTAAGAAGGCATTTAATCGAGGAGCACACATTGTCCTGGTAGAAGCCAACAAAGACTTGCCAGCTTGGCGAGAGCACATGAAGAAGATGCTCGAGCTCAAAATGATGGAGTTCGATAATCGCTTCGATGTAGCAGTCTCGGTGTCTTTGACCTTTTGGCTACGAAGGCCTAAGACCGTCACCAGGCAATACGCAACACAGACTTACGATCTAGACAAACTAACCAGAGCTGTATTTGACAGCTTGACGCAATCGGGCGTAATCAAAGATGATTCCTACGTCGTAGATCTAACAGCCCGAAAGAATTACAACGACCTACATGAACCAGGTGTCCTAATCAGCCTGACACCGTTTGATAACAGTTTTATAACGGCTGGCGTGTCGGAACTAGACCGCAAACGCAGAGGCCTAGTTTGAGGCTATGAAGATTCTATTTTTAGATCTAGAGACCTCACCCAACTTGGCTCATGTATGGGGACTCTGGGATCAGAATATAGCAATAACACAGATAGAGCGTTCCACAGAAGTCTTATGTTGGGGAGCTCGATGGCTTGGAAGCGACAAGGTAATCTTCAAGTCAGTTCACCATCATGGTAAAGAAGCGATGCTGGATGAATTACACAAAGTCATGG